CTACTACAGCGTCGTGGACACGATGAATCGGGGAATGTTCGGGATGCCGACCGTCGTGATCGGCACCCAGCGAACCCCGTGGCTGGCCCGGCTCCACGAATTCGGCGGCACACTCCAGTTGACCGCCTACCGAATTGGCGTCGGTGCGGCACGCAACGCCTATCTGCGGCGGTCTGCCGGGAGCAGCGGGGCCGGGCGTGACTCCAAGGGGAGATTCACAAAGGGGACGAGCCTCGGGCCGCAAAAGAATCAGTACGAATACGGCGCTCTGATGTGGGCCAACAAGCGGCCTAGGTTCAGCCGCAACTGGGAGCGGACGACCATCACCAAGTCTGCCCGCTATCCGGCCCGCCCGTTCATGCAGGGGGCCGCCGGGGTACAGAAGGCGGTCGCCAAGGCGAACGTGAAGTTCCGCAATATGCTGCGCCGGGCAGGGTAGACCCCCTACGGTCGCCGCCCCGCCGCTCCTAGTTTGAGCGTATCGCCGCACGCAGGCGACATCGCACACACAGGAGGGCAGAAATGTCCGGCTCGTTCACCATCGTCCTCGGCAAAGACGTGACGCTCACCGGCATCAACGGAGCGCGCAGTTGCACCGTCTCGTCATCTGCCAGCGAGATCGACACCACCACGCTCGGCGGGCTGACGCATCGTCGGTTTTCCAAGGGTCTGGCCGAGCAGACCATCGAGATCGAGTGCATCGACACCCCCGGCTGTGCGGCCGGAGGCACGATCACCATCGGCGGCACCGAGACAGGCAACGCCTCGTACATCGTTACGAGCGTCGCCCAAGCCGAGCCAATCGACGGCATCGTCACCTACACAGTTTCCGGCACCCGCGCCCCAGCCACCACCTGATCACTAGGAGCCCATACACATGGCAGTCACCCTCGGCCGCAGCGGCTCGCTTTCCGCGCCTTACGGCGGCAACATCATCAGCGTCACCAAGACCGTCGAGTCGGAGGCGGTCGATATCTCCAACCGCTCCAACACTTCGGGCGGCTACCGGGTCTCACAGGCTGGCTTTAAGTCCGTGACCTGGGAGATCGAGTGCCACGACCCCGGCACTGCGATGACGGACCTGCTGGACGCCAATGCCGACAACGGGGCAACCGTGACCAGCGTGACCGAGAACATCAGCGTCGACGGTGCCGTGACCTTTACGATCACGGTCAGGGGCGGAACCTGACCCGTGGCGATCACGCTGGGGAAGGACTGCTCGATTTCGTTGGGCGGCAACATCGCCAGCGCGCGGAGCGTCACCATTACGGAGACGGCCCGCACGATCGACGTTGAGGCGTTCGGGTCGCGTCTGGTCGAGGTTTACAGCACCGGCTACGACGCGAGCGTTTCGGTTGAGTTGAACGACGCCAGCCATGTGAACTTTGCGCTTTTGCAAAACGGCACGTCGATCACCGTGTCGGGCGGCTCTGGCGGTTGGTCGTTCCCGGCGGTCGTGACAGGCATTGCCGAAACCTTTTCCGTTGACGGGGTCGCTACGTTCACAGTTGAGTGCAAGATGACCCGCACAGGACTGAGGTAGCCAATGCGTGAGTTCAAAGATGACGAAGGTCGCCCGTGGCGTCTGGCGTTGACCGTAGCGTCGGCGCTCCGCGTCAAAGACTTGGTATCGGTCGACGTGACCGACGAGGACGGCACCAGGCGGACGGTTCCGTTTGACTTGGTCGACGCCGCCTCGATCTCGCAGACGTTCCAGGTGCTCCGCACGCAGTACGCCAAGATCGGCGAAGTGCTCTACGCGATCCTTGTGAAGCAGGTCGCGGAGAAGGGGCTCGACAAAGAGTCGTTTCTCGAAGGGCTGCGGGGCGATGCCCTCGACGCGGGCGTCAAAGCGTTGGAGGCCGAGCTTGTCGATTTTTTCCCGCCGCGCCTCCGCAAGATGATCGGGCTTCTCGCCGCCAAGATGGACGAAGTGGCAGGCGAGATGCTGACGAAAGCGGAGGCGGGTCTGGAGGCCGCGAGCGCGGAGACGCTGATCGCACAGTCTGGGACACCATCTGGGAAGCCGCAGGAATCCTCGGCGTCCACCCCGGCCAGTGGACCCTCCGGCAACTCCTCCTCGCTAGAGACAGCCGCCTAGAGCATCAGTGGTGGCACACCGCCAACCTCATCGCCCAGCAAGCCAACATTCACAGAGACAAACACAGCCCGAAGGCCGACCCCCGAAAGTTCAACCCGTTCGCTAAGAAGACGAAGCCCAAGGCGCGAGAGGCAACTCCCGAGGATCTTGAGCGGCTCTTCGGCAAAGACTGGGCCAAATACGCATGAGCAACGCTGGAGCAATCAAAGGCGGCGGCGTATTCGTCGAGATCGGGGCTGACCCGCGCAAGTTCTTCGCCACGTTGAATAAGGTCAACAAGGCGATGGGCGACATGGGTCGCTCGCTCGCTGGGGCGGGGGCAAAGATCGGCGGAATCGGCGTGGCGACGCTCGCGCCGTTTGCGGCTGCGGTGCGGGAAGGGTCGGCGTATCAGTCGACTTTGTTGAATATCCAAGCGTCGACAGGGGCCACGGCCCAAGAGCTTGACCGGCTCAAGGCGGCATCCATTCAGATGTCGCAGGCGCTGGGCGTCGGCCCGACGCAGATCGCCAACTCATTCGTTGAACTGCTGAAGGCTGGCATGAGCGTCGAGCAGGTGCTTGGCGGGGCTGGGCAGGCGGCGATTGAGTTTGCGACGGTCGGCCAGATGGACGTGGCCGAGGCTGGCGTCGTGATGGCGGACGCGATGAAGGTCTTTGGCGTCACCGCTGACGTGGCGGCCAATGCGATCTCCTCAGCGGCAGATGCTTCGAGCACGTCGATTCAAGGTCTGTCGCAGGCGTTCTCGCAGGTGTCGGCGGTTGCTGCCCTAGCGAATCAGTCGATTGGCAGTACGTCGGCAGCCCTGGCTGTCCTTGCCAACGCTGGCGTGAAGGGCTCCGACGCAGGCACTTCTCTCAAGACAATGCTCCTACGGCTCATGGCACCGGCAGACGAGGCGGTCGGTGCGCTCAAGTCAATCGGGCTTTCGGTGGAGAGTTTCCGCACTGCCGATGGCAAGATGCGTCCGCTCGTCGACATCATTCGCACGCTCAACAAGTCTCTCGTCGGCCTCGACCAAGCCGCAAAGGACGACATCTTCAGGCAAATATTCGGAGCCGACGCCATTCGTGCTGCTGCGATCCTGACGAGCACTGGCGTCAAAGGCTTCAACGACATGACTACCGCGATGGGCGGGGCGATGTCGGTGGGCGACAAATTCAAGACGATGATGAGCGGGCTGGCTGGGGCTGGTGGCACCGTCCTCGCAGCGATGCAGCGTGCCGCGATTGCAATTGGCGAGGCGGTCGGGCCAGCGTTGATGGAGTTCGGCAAGCAAGTAGCAGGTGCCTTGGACTGGCTGGCTGAATTCGCCAGGGAAAACCCTGCCGTCGTCGCATCGGTCGGCAAGATGGCTGCCGGTGCGATCGCTGCCGGTTCAGCGTTCACGACGCTCGGGCTGTCCCTCCAGGCGATGAGCTTTGCGGCTGGTGGGTTCCTGAAGCTCGGCAGCCTCATCATCTCGCCGCTCACGGCCACGGCGGCGGTCGCAAGCTCGCTCGGCCAGGCTTTCACCGCTGCCTCCGTTCGGGTCAGCCTCTTCGCATCTCGCGGCATCGCTGCCGTCGCACAGTTCGCGGCAGAGGCGACAGCAAAGATGGCGATCTCGGCCGCGCAGACCGGGGCGGTGGCGACCAACTATTTCGCCGGGACGATCTCGATCATGTCTGCCACGGTGGCCCGCGCCGCCGAAGGCAATTTGCGGGCGGCTGCGATTGGCGTGCAGGCGATGGCGAAGATTGGTGTGTCTGGTGCTCAGAGCGCCATGATCGCCGTGGCTCAGATCGCTAGGCTGTCGACGCAGGGCGGGACGCAGCTTCTTCGTCTTGGTGTGCAAGGCTCGACCGCCTTGGCGACCATCGGCACGCAGGCCACGGCGACGGGGGCTCTGACTGTGGCGTCGTTCGCCAAGTCGCTGGCTTCGATGGCGGCCTACACGGCATCGTCAATCGCCTCGGCGGGGGCGACTGCGTTGGCCTGGGCGGCCGCAAACACGCCGCTCCTGGCACTGGCTGGCGTGGTCGGCGGGGCGATTGTCGTCGTTTCGCAGTTGTCGACGCTGGTGTTTGATCTCGGGTCTAGCGTCAGGGAGAGTTTCAATAAGGCTGTCTCTGAATCCGTCGTCGTGTTCAACGATCTGAAGCAGATCGCCATGACAACCTTTGGCGCGGTGTCTGACGCTCTCGCGGCCGGAGACATGGAACTGGCGATGAAGGCTGCGATGGATGGCGTGGTCGCCGCCTTTGCTCGCGGGGCAGGGGCGTTGATGTCGAAGGTCGACGGCCTCAGTGCCGACATCCTGAACACGCTGGATGCGTTTGCGACCTTCGCCGCCAACCCGACGCTCGGGCTGCAAATGGCGCTCGGCGAAAACCCGGCGCTTCTCGCGAAAGACCCGACGCTCAATGCGCTCAACGCTCGGCAGAGCGCCAGGCTCGGAAAGGTCACGGAGAACGATGCCAAGAGGGCGGCTGGTCAGGCGGATCTTGACCAAAGGGTGATCGACATCGCAGCCCTTGCCGCTGCCAGACGGGCAGAGAAGGAAGCGGGTCCGCCGATGTGGATGGACCCGAAGAAGATCGCCGCCATGAGGCTCGGCGCTGGTGCCGTGGCCGGGCCTGATGCCGCAGCGCTGGCTGGCGTTGCAGGGCTTGAAGGCATCAACCCGAAGGCCATGAGTGGTCAGGTGGGCGACCTCATGAAGAGCATCAACCGCGCACGCTCAGAGAGTGCTCTTGACGATGCCATCGGCGAATTCAAGGCGCTGAAGCAGTTCGGCCGCATCACGGGCGAACAAGAGTCGGATCTTATGTTCGCCTTGGAGAATGCGGTGGGCCGTATGCAGCAGTCCAGCCAGGGAGAAGTGGCCGGTTCATTCTCTGCGTCGGCTCTCGGCGGCATGGGCTTTGGCGGTTCGCTAGCATCGAAGCAGTTGGATGAGCAGAAGGAAACCAACCGCATCCTGAAAGAAAAGCTCGGTCTCGGGGAGGTCGCCGCCTAATGGCAACGTGGGTCGAAGATAACGCATCGCGCTCCGCGACGATCTACCGTCTCGGGAAGAAGGCCACGTCCACGATGACGCGGTCGTACAAGGTCTTCGGCCACACGGACGACGTGGCGCTGCACGCTGAATGCAACCAGCGGATCTCCAGCACGCTCCGGTTTTGGCAATACCCAGGGGCCAACGTCCAACTACAGGCGGAAGCCTATTCCGTCGACTACCTCGGCGACGATGCCTGGCACGTCGAGATTCAATACGAGAAGATCGGCGCTGACGCGCAAGAGCCTGACCCGCTGCGTCGCTCAAGGTCATTTGATACGTCTGGCAGCACGCAGCACATCACGCAAGCATTAAACCAAATAAAATACCCTTCAGACATTGTCGCAGGCGAGCAGATTCCTGGTGGCAGCACTGACTTGGAGGGGGCAATCGGCGTTGACGACAACGGCGTGAGCGGTGTTGATATTGTCGTGCCGCAGTTGACGTGGACTGAAACATATGACGTTCCAAGCGCGTATGTGACCTCCAACTACATAAAATCGGCTGCGGCAATGACTGGGTGCGTCAATGACGCCAACTTCAGGACATTCAAACCCGGCGAAGTGCTGTTTCTTGGCATGAGCGGCTCGCAGGAGTGGGATCAGTCTAAAGGCAATGGGCCTTGGACGCTGTCTTATAAGTTTGCCGCTTCTCCCAACGCTGGGGCAGGGCAGACAATGCCGGCGATTGAAATTGGTTCGATTGACGGCGTTGAAAAGAAGGGCCACGAATATCTCTGGGTTCGCTATGAGAGCAGCGTGGAAAGCACTTCGCTGATTAAGAAGCCGGCAAGGGTCTACGTCGCGCAGGTCTACCAGGAGAAGAACTTCTCCGGCCTCGGCATCGGGACTTCCTAATGGCCCGCAACGACGGCAGAATTGAGCCAGGCCAGAAGCTCGCCGGGGCGATCTCGGCGCGAGCGTGGAACCGCGCGCAGGACGCAGCGGATCGCGTGCTCGGGGTCGGTACGGGGTTCACGGGTGGCGGTGCGGGCGGGGCGGACCCCGCGCCCAACGTCGTCCTCATCAAGAACGACAGCGGCGCCGACGTGCCGTGGCTGGGCGTGCTTGGGATAGCCGGCGTCGAAATTTCTCCAGTGGGCGGCAACCTCACGGGCAACACGGACGAAGACAAGCGGGCGCGGGAGTTTGCGACGCGGCCGGTGCTAAGTGGCGGCCCGCCGTCGTCGTCCAGCGACGAGCTCTTTGTGGTCGCGATGGAACCGATCAAAAACGGTGCGATCGGCCGGGCCGCGTGCGGTGGCGTGTTCGCCTGCAAGGTGAATGTCACCAACGCAACGCACAAGTTCGCGAAGGCGAAGGATGGCGACCAGACGCAGTTGCAGTCGGCCTCTTGCGGCGTGCTCCAGTTGCTCTGGAAGGAAGACGGCACGGGCGCGAACAAGTGGGCCGTGGGGGTCATGTAAATGGCGCGACGCGGCCACGGCTGCCGGTGCTGTGGATGCACAAGCGGCTTTGTTTTTCTTGACCGACGGCATCCGATAACAGGCGTGTTCAGCCAAGTCGGCGTGTCGCCAAGTCCGCTTCCTGACCCGGATGATCGTGGGTTGCCGACGCGATGGAACATCCTGCGAGCGTGGCTGGGATATGTCGTTGGCACGACCCGCCAGCCTCGCGGCGGATCGCTGCTTGTCGACCTTCAGGCGACCGGCATCAGCGTTGGGGCCACCGTCATTCCGCTGCTCGATCGGCCGACGAGCGAGGTGGTGCGCGATAGCAATGGCATTCGTTACCACCAAGGCGTCAGTCTCACGCAATCCGAGTTGACGCAGCCGATGGCTGTGTCGCTCTTTGGCGATGGCGTGCAGGCGGGGTCGGCGTTGAGGCTCACGGCGACAGGTCAGACGAGCCCGCTCTACTTTGCAGACAACACGAATGTCGTGATGCTGCGGTGCATACCGATCGGCCACTCGCTCAACTCCACGACAACGACGACTTATCCGCACCCCACGGAGGTCGAGGCCTGTGTCGACGCTGCCACCGCAGGTCTTTTGGCCTATCTCGAATTCGTAATCGAGCAGCGCAGGAATCTAGTGCCTGGCTACACGGACGCAATGGTGGAGGAGGTGCAAGCGCAATACGCGGCGGCTCGCGTCGCAGCCGAGTCGACCTGTAGCCAGCCAACGGTAACTGTCACCTACGGAGAAGGATATTCGATCGTTCCCGGTGGCAGCATCATGAACCAAGATTCATGGGAGTTGGCTACCTACGGAAACATACTTCCGTTCAACCACGTCCCATTTAGCGACCTTCTTTCCCGCCGAGTGGCCTACGCCAATTACGTTCGATCCGCCAGGGCCGCCTTCGACACGACCGAGCTCTCGCCGCGCTTGGCGATTTCGCTCGGAACCGTGTCGCGACTTGTGCAGCCGGAGTCTGGCCGGTTTGGCAGCGGAAGTAACTCCGTCGAAATCCTGACCGCTTCGCCGGCAGAAGGCGTGATCGTCGCGACGGCAAGGCCGCAGGGAGCGCCCGACAGTCC